AGGTATCACTAAAACTGTAAATGGATTTAAATGGTGTTATAGTAAAGAGTATTATAATAAAATAAAATAACTAGATGAGTACAGAAGCGGCAGAAAAGAGTAAAGTTATTTTACCAACTACTAGGATTCCTCCTAGTAGAGTATCACCTGGAACATTGGTGATTTATTCTAAACCTAAAGCAGGTAAGACAAGTCTAATTTCACAATTAGATAATTGTTTACTACTAGATTTTGAGAAAGGTAGTGATTATGTGGATGCTTTAAAAGTTCCTATTAATAATCTTTCTGATCTTAGAGAGTATGGTGAAGAAATTAAAAGACAAGGTAAGCCTTATAAGTATATTGCTGTAGATACAGTTACAGCAATGGAAGATATGTGCTTATCTTTAGCATTATCAAACTATAAAAAGACTCCTATTGGGAAAAATTTTCAGGATGATAATATTTTAAAATTACCTAACGGAGCTGGATATTTCTGGTTACGTGAGGCTTTCTTTAGTGTAGTAGATTATATTAAAACACTTGCTCCTAATATTATATTCTTAGGTCATTTGAAAGATAAATCTATTGAAATTAAAGGTAAAGAAGTGATGGCAGCTGATATAGATTTAACAGGTAAGTTGAAAAGCTTATTATGTGCTACAGCAGATGCTATAGGCTTCTTATATAGAGATTCACATAGTAATACAGTACTTTCGTTTAATACCTCAGATTTAGTTACTTGTGGTGCTAGACCAAATCATTTAAAAAATCAAGAAGTTATAATTGCTACTCCTAATAAAGATGGTGGATTAGATACTTTTTGGAATAAAGTTTATGTTGATTAGTAAACTATATAATATTATAAATTACAAACATATTCCCTTAACCAAAACAAACTTAATACGACAAACATATGAGCGCAACAACATTTAATTTTAGTGAAGTACAAGGATCAAAAGAAGTAAAACCAGTTATCCGTCCAGGAGTTAGTGAGAACATCACTATTACCTCAGTAACTGAAGAATTAACTCAGAACCAAAAACGAGTAATTCGTGTAGTATTTGTTAATCCTGAAGGTGCAGAACTAACAATTGATATGTCTATGGAAGGTGGTGCACCAACCTACACTATGAGAAAACTAAAGCATTTAATGACTAAAGTAGCAACAGAAGATGTAGTGAATGCAGCAACAACTGTAGAAGATGTTAACAAAATTCTTAAAGGAGCTACATTAAGAATGAAATTTACTGGTGAAGAATTTGTTTCTAATAAAGATGGTAAAGTATACGTTAAAACCGTATTAGGATTACCTAATTTTGCTGAAGCAATGGCTACCAGTAAAGAAATGAGTGCTTTAAGTTATAACCCAGCTTCTGAGTATGACTTAAAGAAAGTAAACCAAGCTACTATTGAAGGTAATACCCCTCAATTAGCTAAAACAGATGACTTACCATTTTAATTTTATTATTAAAAACTAATTAAAATCTTAGTTATGTTTGATTTTTCAAAAATACAATCTGATGATTCTTACATAACTAAAGATTTTATATTTAGTAGACTATCAGATAAGGATATTATAGAATTTTATTTAAACACAAAATTACAATATAGTAACTTAATATCAAGTCCTTTTAGAGAGGATAAAAATCCAAGTTTTGGAATTAAGTATAATGGAAGTAAATTTACAGCTAAAGACTTCAGTACTAATGAAACATTTGATTGTTTTACAATAGTACAAAAGTTATATAACTGTAATTTTCAAGAAGCTTTAAGAATTATTTCTAATGACTTTAATCTTAAAAATAAAACTACTAAATTAGGTTATGTGAGTGAGCACAGGGTGTTTGAGAGCATAAATAATTTATCAAGTATTAAACCTAAGAAGAATGTCATTACAATAGAAGAACAACCTTTTACTAAACAAGATTTAGAGTATTGGAATATCTATGGTATAGATGAAGATACTTTAAAATTATTTAATGTAAAAAGCTGTAAATATGTTTGGTTAAATGGTAGTTTATGCAGAACTTACAATAGTAAAAATCCTGTATTTGCTTATCAATTTAATAAGGCATATAAAATCTATTGTCCTTTAACTAATAACAAGAAAACTAAATGGCTGTTTTCTGGTAATCAAAATGATATAGAGGGCTATAACAAATTTATAACCAACGTGTTCACATCTGCTGTTGAAAAGTATGAGCAATCATGCTTAGATACATTGATAATAACCAAGAGTTTGAAGGATGTTATGTGTTTATATAAATTAGGTTACCAAGCTATTAGTTTACAGAGTGAGGTAAATACTATAAGTAGTAAATTATATGAAGATTTAAAAAAACGAGGTATTAAAAATATTTATATATTTTTAGATAATGATAAAGCTGGAATAGCTGGTACTAATAATATAGTATCAGCTTATCCAGATACTATTCCTATCTTTATACCTGATGAATATGGAGTAAAAGATATTAGTGATTATATAAATCAATTTGGTTTAATTGAAGCTAAACACCTTATTGATAGTCTACTTTAATATTTAAAATATAAAATGTGGGATATCAGATAAATGAAGATAGTGTACTATACAGAGTAGTCTTAGATGACTATATGGAATACGTAACACTAAGTAATAAAAGAAGACCTGCTTATTATAAACGAGGTATGCCTTATCCTAAAAAATTTAAGAAAGAGGGTTACTCTTATAATAAAGAAGGTATTTTAATTAATACAGAAAGTAATGAAAAAGTAATTAAGAATATAAGAAGTGTTGGAACTCCTAAACTCAAAAAGATCTCTGGACAAGATGTTTGGGTAGGTTTACCATTTCATCTTAGAACTAAAATTGCTAGAGAAGTTAAAAGTTACTTTTTAGAAAAATTAAACGAATTAACTGAATTAGATAGTACAAAGTTTCCTATAGGTGTAGATATCAACTTTACTAAGAGTATAGGAGTTGGTAATTGGGATTTAGATAATCTAGCTTTAATATACAGAAAGGTATTATTAGATTGCCTAAAACTTATTATAGGAACTGATGATTCAATTCAATTTATTCAAGAAATACCTACCAGATTCACACAAGCTGAAGATGGTAGAAGACAATTAATTATAACAATATACTCAATAAATGACTAAAACTGTAGAAAGTGAAAAAGCAATTAAAAGTGTTCAAATCAATTTAGATAGTTTTACATTAGCTCAAGATTTGGCTGATATTTTAATTAAAGATAAATACAAAGAATCTGAACTCATATTTGATTATGATGAAGTAAATAATTGTTTTATCTATAAAGAAGAAATATATGTTGAGTATGAAGCTTTAGTTTACAATCTAAATGATTATTTAATTAACCAATATAGTTATATAAATATTTATGATAGTAACAACCAAAGAGGAAGCAAAGTTAGCGCCTAAAAATACAACTGATACTTATTCTGATAATTTTATTAGAGAAGTATTAGGTAAATTTGGAGCTAAATCCAATGAATATAAAGCCGCTTTTGAAGGAGATTATGCTTTAGGTTCAATGATAGAAGAGTATTTAACTTTAGAGAATATATCCGCAGAACAATACATTATGGCTTATGAAGCTGGTGATGAGGAAATGTGGAGATATTATCAACAGTGTAAGAATGATGAGCCTTATAGAAGGTTATACAATATGTGGCTAGAACACATGCACAAGGATACTGAATTATTTGATGAATCAGAATTATATGATTAGTAGAATAATACCAAATCCTTCGATTAGAGGAACTTTATTAGATTATATACATAATACTAAGGTATTACAAAAAAATGGTCTTAAAATCGCTATAATTGATGCAGATAGTATAATTTATTCTATATGTGTAGATAAAAAACAAGAGGTTGAACAAATTGAAGCATATGGTTTACAATCCGAGAGGACTTTAGAACAAGTACAAGAAGAATTAAATAATTACTTCTTGAACATTCTGATGACAACAGGTTGTATAGAATATGTAGCATTGTTAACTGGAGGTTCTCATAGATACTCATTTTATCCTGAATATAAAGCTAATAGAAAAGCTGCTGAGAAACCTAGATTCTTAAAAGAAATAAGAAATTATGCTATAGATGCTTTAGGATTTCTTCAAGTAGAAGGTTATGAAGCTGATGATTTAGTTAATATGTGTAATGAATTTTATGTTAAAGCGAATAGAGAAACATTATTAGTTCATACAGATAAAGATTTAGATCAGATAGTAGGTAATCATTACAACTATAAGAAGAATGAATTTTATAATATAGATGAAGATCAAGCGGCTTATAACTTATGGACACAGATTATAACTGGTGACTCTACTGATAATATTAAAGGAATTCCTGGTAAAGGAGTTAAGTTTTCTGAAAAAGTACTTAGTAATTTAAATGAATTTAAACCTTCTATTTATGCTGCTACTGTATTACAAGAATACGTAACACATTTCAGTGAGTATGAAGGTATTGAAGAATTTACTAAGAACTATAAACTTATAAAGCTTTTAGATTTAGGAAAAACAAATTTTATTTTTAATACAACTAATATTGAGGATAAATTAGATTTAGATGCGAATCTGAATATATAACAATAATAACTAGTAAATGTGTGAGATGATACAAGAGGAGAAAGAAAAAACTAGTATAGAATTTGATGTTAATAAAATAACTAAGTCTTCTTTTTATGTAAGAAGTATGTTAGGTTATAGTTTTCAATTTTATGGGGTAGATTACCATAACACCTATATTGGAGGAGATAATCAGAAAGATGTGTTGTATTTAACTTTTAGAAAGCCTTTAGAAGACCCTGAAGGATTTCATAAGGTATTACATACTTTAAGTCTAGATGAATATTATATAGGATTTAAAGAATCTAAAGACTGGTTTATAATTAAGATGTATGTGCCTATGCAATATATATCTGATTTTTACAAGTTTTTAGATGGTAAATATTCCAAATTAAGTGAAGACTATAAAGATAATTTACTTGCTTTAGTAGGTGAATTTGATAGAACTAAGATACTTTATAGTAAGACTAAACTAGCATTATATCCTAATAAGGAAGCTAGAAAGAAATTAGAAGAAGTATTAAATGTAACATTAGATAAAGATGCAGAAATTGCATCTATACCTAACTTAGATGTAGAAAGATATAATGACAGTTATTTTAGAAAAGAAGATGAAGGAAGTAAAGGAAACTATTAAATTTGATGAAGGTAAACCTTGTATAAGTGATGTACCTCAATTAAGTCTTATGAGTGTTGCTAAAGTATTTAATTATGGAGCTAAGAAATACTCTAAATTTAATTACTCTCATGGTACTAATTGGCTTAGATATTATGATGCTACACAAAGACATTTACATGCTTGGATGACTGGTGAGGATATAGATGAATCATCTTATTCTCATTTAGACCACGCAATAGCTAGTCTTATGATGCTTAGAGAGAACATACATCTTAATAGAGGAGAAGATGATAGAAATCAAATTTATAAACAACAACAATTAAAATTGGAATTTAATGAGTAATAATTCAGAAGAAGTTAAAGAGAGTACCGAAGTTACAGATTATGCAGAGGATATTAAAAAAGATTTTGTATTTGTACAATTTAAAAAATTAGATCCAAAAGCTGTGATACCTACTTATGCTAACTTTGGTGATGCAGGAGCTGACTTAGTAGCTACTTCTATGAAACATGTACCTAGTACTGTGGAAGAAGCAGCTTACTATGAGTATGGTACTGGATTAGCTATGAAAATACCTGAAGGTTATGTAGGTTTGTTATATCCTAGAAGCAGTATTTCTAAGAAAGATTTATTTCTTGCTAATGCTGTAGGTGTAATAGACTCTAAAATTAATTGTTAAAATAATGTTAAAGATTTGTTTTTATTAAAAAATTTAACAAATCAAATTGGAGTCTTTAAACAAGGTGAATTGCTGGAAAATCATAATAATGACAATCAGCAGCCAAGCTTAATCAGTAATGATTTAGAAGGTTCAACGACTAATACCCAAGTCCTAACAGATAATGCTGAGGATAGTAATGGTAACACGAGCTCCTTGCCTGGAATTAATGGAAAAACTTTCCAAATCACTTTAACTAAAAGTGATTTTACCAGTGATGATATAGTCTGAACTATAGATATAAAAAATAAACTATAGAAGTATAGATAAAGAGCTATACGATAACATAATTGAATTATACAGGAGAGATTAAGTTACGTTTTAAGTACAAAACACAACCTAAATTGTATGCAGAAGGAGATAAGATTGGACAACTTATTATAATGCCTGTACCACAAATACACTTTAGTCAAGTAGAAGAATTACCTATAACTAATCGTGGAGGAGCAGGTTTTGGATCTACTGGTAACTAATCAAGAAGAAAGTGAAGATCACTATCAAGTGACTTTAAAAGAATTAACAGCTGATGGTTTAAATATTACTATCGAGGAATTGGACATACTTGTAAGTAAATTAAGTCAAGATGAATATGATACTATAAGACACTATTTAATTAGTGAAGATGAGGAGGCATATAAATCTACTCAGCTTATTATAAACAAATACTTAAAGTAATGAAAGGAAAGACAAAGGAAGTTAAGTTTAAAAGATTATTTTATGATATTGAAACAAGTTATAACATAGTTAAATCTTGGAGAATTGGATATGATTTAAAAATCAATCCAGATGATATCTTAAAAGAAAGAGCAATTATTTGTGTAGCTTACAAGTGGGAAGGAGATAAAGATGTTAAATATTTAGCATGGAATAAAGGTGATGACAGAGAATTAGTGACAAAAATGGCTGAGATTTTAAATCAAGCTGATGAGGTGATTGGGCATAATAGTGACAGGTTTGATACAAAATGGCTTAGAACTAGATGTTTATATCACGGAGTAGCATTAACTCCTTTTATACAATCTATTGATACCTTAAAAGAGGCTAAAAAACTATTTTTATTTAACTCTAATAAGTTAGATTATATTAGTAAATTTTTAGGTTCTGAAGGTAAAATGGAAACTGGAGGTATGGAATTATGGGATGATGTAATTCTAAGAAACAATAGGCAAGCTTTACGTAAAATGGTAGAGTATTGTAAGAGAGATGTTGAAGTATTAGAAGAAGTATTTAACAAGTTAAATCCATATCTAAAGAATAAGGTTACTAAAACTATTAGGGTAGAAGGTAATGGGATTAATTGCATAGAGTGTGACTCTACTAATATTAAGAAAGTTAAACTTCGCATTAGTGCTGCTGGAAGATATACACAACAATACAGATGTTCTGATTGTGGTAAATATCATTCAATATGTATTAAGAATCCTAATACAAAAAGTAAGTAAAATTTATTTAATATATTATTAGATAAAGTGTGGTGAAACGTGTTTAGGGGATATATTATATATCCCCTTTTCACAATTAAGTGTAGAGAGATAAATAATAAATATGTTAGATAATAAAGAAGACAGTAAAAAATTATTAAGTGACGTTGTAGTATATAATAAATACGCAAAGTACTTAAAGAAGTTGAAAAGAAGAGAGAGTTGGGAAGAAATTGTTTATAGGTATCTTGATATGATGGTTAATCAATATCCTCAGTTAAAAGATGAAATATTTAGTTATGGTACTCATATCTTAGATAAGAAAGTTCTCCCTAGTATGAGAGCATTACAATTTGCTGGTCCTGCTGCTATTAAGAATAATGCTAGATTATATAACTGTAGTTATCTACCTATAGATGATTATAGAGGATTTAGTGAAGCAATGTTCTTATTATTATCAGGAACAGGAGTAGGATTTAGTGTTCAAAATAAACATATTGGTAAATTACCTGAAATAGTTAAACCTACTAAAGAGTATAGGTACTTAGTAGGAGATAGTATTGAAGGATGGGCTGATGCTGTAAGGCATCTTGTAGCTAGTTATTTTGGATTAAGAAGTACTAAACCTAAATTTGATTTCTCTGATATCAGAGAGAAGGGAGAAGAACTTGTAACAAGTGGAGGTAAAGCTCCAGGACCTGAACCTTTAAAAGAGTGTTTACATCAAATAGAACGTATCTTAGATAGTAAATCTAATGGTGAGAAACTTAGACCAATAGAAGTTCATGACATTATGTGTCACATTGCTAATGCGGTATTAGCAGGTGGAATAAGACGTAGTGCAACCATTAGTCTATTTGATGCTGATGATGAAGAAATGCTAGCTTGTAAAGCAGGTAATTGGTGGGAATTAAATCCACAAAGAGGTAGAGCTAATAACTCAGCTGTTTTAGTTAGGCATAAGATTACTAAGGAGTTTTTCTTAAATTTATGGGCTAAAGTTGAAGCATCTGGTAGTGGTGAACCTGGATTTTATTTTACTAATAATGCTGATTGGGGAACTAATCCATGTTGTGAAATTGCATTAAGGCCTTTTGAGTTTTGTAATCTAACAGAATTAAATGTTAGTAATATAGAATCTCAACATGACTTTGAGCAACGCTGTAAAGCAGCAGCATTCTTTGGTACATTACAAGCAGGGTTTACTAACTTCCACTATCTTAGGCCTATTTGGAAAAAGACTTGTGAGAAAGAAGCTTTATTAGGAGTAAGTATGACCGGAATAGCATCTGGGAATATTTATAAGTTAGATTTAAAACAAGGAGTTGAAATTATTAGACAAGTTAATATAGATATAGCTGAAGTTATTAAAATTAACCCAGCAGCTAGATTAACTACAACTAAACCATCAGGAACTGCTAGTTTAGTATTAGGTACAAGTTCTGGTATTCACGCTTATCATGATAAGTATTATATTAGAAGAATGCAGATTATTAAATCAGAACCTTTATATAACTACTTATTTAAACTTAATCCTAAGTTAGTTCCAGATTATTTAGCAATTCCTAATACAGCAGTATTAGAGATACCTGTTAAAGCACCTGAAGGAGCTATATTAAGAACTGAATCAGCTTTAGATTTAGCTGAAAGAGTTAAGTATGTAAGTGAGAATTGGGTTAAACCTGGACATGTTTCTGGAGATAATACTCATAATGTATCTGCTACTATTTCTATTGATAAAAATAGAACTTATGAAGTTAATGAACTTGCTGGAGAAGGTTATCATCTTGTAACAAGAGATGAATGGCAAGTAGTTGGAGAATGGATGTGGGAAAATCGTAATTCTTATAATGGTTTAAGTGTATTACCTTATGATGGAGGAACTTATGTTCAAGCTCCATTTGAAAGTATTACAGAAGAGGAGTATAATGAATTGATTAAAGATATTCCACATAACTTTAACTTATCTGATATTGTAGAAGAAGTAGATTTAACTAATTTAGTTGATGAATTAGCTTGTAGTGGTAATAACTGTGAAATTCAATAATATGAAAGAACCTAATAGACAGAGAAAAGGAGAGATTAAAGTAATTAATGCTATTCAATTAAATGATGAGCAGAAACACGCTAAATCTCTAATTGTAGAAAATCAAATTGTAATTATTACAGGTAGAGCTGGTAGTGGTAAATCTTTAGTTTGTGCTCAAGCAGCTTTAGACTTTCTTAAAAAGAAACAAGTAGATTGTATTTGGAATACTAGAGCAGCTATTGAAGTAGGTAAATCTCTTGGTTATCTCCCGGGCGAGTTAAGTCAGAAATTTGACCCCTATCTTGAGGCATTTATAGATAACTTAAATAAATGTTGTACAAACAAAGAAGAGATTGAAAATTTAATTAAGGCTGATAAAATAAAAGCTTTACCAATACAATTTATTAGAGGTAAAACTATGGATGATATTTTAATTGTTGAAGAAAGTCAAAATACTACACCTTCTGAAATGGAGGCTATTATTACTCGGTTAGGTGTAACAGGTAAAATTATTATTAATGGGGATGCTTCACAAAGAGATATTAAAGATGGTTATACAGGACTTGATTTTGCAATTAATTTATCAAAGTCCTTACCTAAAATAAAGTATATAAAACTTAAAGAAAATCATAGGTCAGGATTAGTAGGTGAAATTTTAGATCATTTATATGGAAAATAAATCAGCAATCTACAAATTAGTAGAATTACTAAAAAAGCATGATAAAGTATTTGCAGAAATGTACGCTCCTGAAATTGAAGAAGCAAGACAGTTAGAAATAACTAACTTACAACAACAATTTATGGAAGGGTATTCTGAAGGAGTTTATGATGGAGAAAATAAATAATTATGGAAAATAAAATAAAGTTATTTTTAGATGATATAAGAGCACCAATTAATTGTTTATCTTATATGCACACAAGAATAGGAGCATTAAATCCTATATATAAAGAAGAATGGTTAGTAGTAAGAAACTATACAGAATTCTGTAAGGCAGTTCAAGAGAATCTTGGAGAAATAAGTCATGTATCATTTGATCATGATTTAGCTGATGATCATTATGACCCTAAAAGTGATAATGGGTATTTAGAAGAAACAGGGTTAGATTGTGCTAAGTTCTTAATAAGATATTATGAAGAAAATAATGAACCTCTACCAGAGTTTTTATTTGTACATAGTATGAATCCTGTAGGTACTACTAATATTATAAATTTATTTAAACAATAATGATAAATATATTTAACACAAATTTTGAATCACGTACTAATAAAATCTTATCAGTATTTACTAAAACAGTAAATGATTTAGATAAGATGAATGAAGAAATTCAAGCTAGTAATAGATTGAAAGAAGAAGAGATTAAAGCTCTTCAGGATACTATACGTAATAACAGTAAAGTATATTATAAGAATGAAGTAATTAAAAAGAATATTAATAAAATTTTAGAAGGTTAAGAATGACAAATTTTAAAGTAGGTGATAAAGTTAAATGGAATGGAGGAGCTATTACTTCAGGAAATGGTAGTATATCCAATGGATTAAATTATTTTATTTCTAGTGTAAATAATAGTACTTCTGCACTTAAATCTCGAGGTGGAACATATGGTATTAAAAATGAACAGGGTAATCTTGTAGGTTCTGTTTATGGAAATGAAATTAAATTAGCTGAAGAAACTAAAGAATCATTAACTACTATTATTAATGAATCAAAATTAAGAATTTCTGAAGCTGAAACTAAATTACAATTTATGGAAGATACTGGTTCAGATGTCTATGATGAGAATACTTTTAAAGCATTTAATGTTTTAAAATTAGTAGATGATAAAAAATTATCTAATATAGAAAAAGCAAAGTTAATAGCAGAATTAATTAAATAATAAATAAGAATGAAAGGAAAGACTAAAACAACAAAAGGTAAAGTTAAATGTGTAACAGTTACAACTATTAAAGGTAAACGTATTACTAGTGAAGGTAAAACACTTCCTAAAGGAGTATTTGTAAATACTACAAATAGGGTTACAATAACTTATATTGCTAGACCTTGGATTAATGGTAAGAGAATCTACTTAGGTAGTTTCCCAAGTATTAACAAAGCTAAGAACGCTATTAAAGCGGCTCAATAGTATATAATAAAAAAGGTAGTAGATTAAGTTCTACTACCTTTTATTTTTTTAATATTGACTTGCTTTACTTTTCTCTGTAGGTTCAAATAAGTTTATTAACTTATAACCTGGTAACCATTTATAGAAGTAATGTAACTTCTCAGTTTTATCTTTCTGTTTCTTATTACCAGCTATATTAATTAAACTTCTATCTTCAGCTTCTCCTAAGATAACATCAAATCCCTCATCAAAAGTATTTTCTATAGTATGTTTAGTATCATATACTAATCCTAGTATAGGTAACGGGTTTCTAAACAAAGACACCCAGTCACTAGGATTAATTATACCCATTAGCTCTCTACGATATCTATTAAGTATTCTGAAAGAGTGACGCGTTGCCCAGTTTTTTTTAGTGAACTTATCATCATCATCAAAACCTCCTCCTAATACACCTAATAAAACAACTAGAGTTGTTATATAGGCTACTTCAGTACCTAAGGCTCTAACTTGTCCTTGCTTATATTCTAAGAAGTCTTCAAATGTTAAACTACCATTCTTAACAGCAGGTAGATGTTGATTATCTTCTAAGAACTTATTATATAATACTTGTGCTCTATCTTTATTAATCTGAGCAAACTTACTATCTTTAACAAATGGTAACATATTAGCTGCTAACTTAGCACTAGCTAATCCTAAATATTTAACTAAATTTAATACACTAATAGCATCTGGATCTACTACATCACTTAGTAAAGCTGTATATCTAGCTTCTGTAACTGTATTAGTTTGTGGATTATATCTTAAAGATTGTTGAGATAGTATATTATTAACTCCTCTAAATCTTTCTTCAGCTAAAGCAGGTAACCAGTTTCTAAAACTCATAACCATCTTACCCATAATAGTCATATTAGCTGCATTCATATCTTGAGAGTTTAAACCTCCTTTAATAGTTGTAGTAGTATTTAATATAAGGTTTCTTAACTGAGAATATAACTCTTCATTGACATTACCTTCTTTATCAATTAAACCATCTATAACAAGAGATTCTCCTTCTATCCTAGCATTATCTAGTATAGGTTTTAAACCCTCCTCTAATCGCTTAGAATTAAGTCTAACAAGATTCTTGTTTTCATCTAATCCATAGTTTTGTAACATAGAATACATTACTTGTTCATCTATATGTTCATCACCTATTCTAAATCCAGCAAACAGTGTATCATAATTTATCTTACTAGCTAAGGTATTACCTTTAAGTTTTTTAGATATATGCTCAACATTACTACCTGCATAAGGTTGTATGAAGTTAGCTAAAGCAAAGTATAAAGGTTTCTTCTCAGTAGAGTATCTATCCTTTAAAGATTTAGCCCACATAGTCTTATTATAGAAATAACCTTTCTCCCCCTCGAAGAGGGCATTAGTTCTAGCTCCCATAATATTAACCATATTAGATATTGGAGATAAAGCTAACTCTTTTAATTGCTGATATCTCTTAGCTTTTAATAGAGCTTGACTAAACTTACTAGGTTTATCTTTATAAAATACTCCATATAAGTGATAGTTAATCATATCATCAAATAATCTAGATTCATCAGTTTGAGAACCTTTCTCAGTTTGAGCTTTCTGATCATTACTAATTCTAACCTCCTTACCTTCAGCAGTGGTTTGGTTAATACCTTTTTCAGCAAGAATATCTTTTAAAGCTTCAATAGTACTCTCAGTATGTTTTAAGTTATTATAACTAAAAGCCATTTGAGCAAATACAGCTAAGCTTGAAGATAAATCAAAAGACTTCAAAGTATTATCTATATCACCTTGATTATTAACTAAAGGATTGATAAAATATTTTGGTATTTCTCTCTTCTGTAATCCAGTTTCTGGATCTATCTCTCCTCTTAAAGTAATATAACCTTCTTGATAAAGAATAGTATTATTCTCCTCAACACTCATTATATTCATAAGATTTTCTTTAGAGAATACAGTAGCTCCATTCATAAACTGCTCCATAGTATTAGCTTTAATCCAAGGAATGAAGTTATTAGGTATCTTACCATATTTAACATCAAGCATATCTCTAAACTCTTCCATACTATTCTCCCAGAAATTGTAATAGTTTAACAAAGCTGGAGTATTCTTTATCTTAGCATAATCTTCATTAAGTAAATCCTTACTAACTTTAGACTCATCTATCTCATAATACTTATACCAAAAATCACTATACTTAACCTTAGAAGTTTTTAAGTTAGGATTATTTTCTAATATCCAATCATTTAACTCTTTATTAGTTTCTATATCAGATAAACTGTAAGAGTTAATTAACATATGTCTATTTAAAGCATCTTCATATATATCTTGATAGTTATCTTTAAGTTTCAACATACTATCTAGAGTCTTATCATCTTGCTCCTTCCTAGCTTGTTTTAAGTTATCATATAACTCACTTTTAAACTTAGTGTGTAGATTACCTGTCTTCTTATTAATAAGTGGCTCATAAGCTTTAAAACCACTTAATCCATTTGCTTCTCCCCAAACTTGTAAATCTTTGTTTAACTTATCTAGTTTATCAGCAAACTTATTTAAGTCTAACCTAGTTTTAGTATTAGCACTCTCAATAATATTTCTAGCTTTCTTAAAGATAGTATTGTTAATATTACTAAATCTACGTAAATATTTATCAAACCAAGTTAAATTTCTATCTCCAAGCATAGCCGCTTGGTCATCTAAACTTAAAGTTAAGTCTATAGCTCTTTGTTTTAAAGCTGCATCTAAGTTATTAGCTACACCTATAATACTGTCTAAGGTTTCAAAATACTTAGCTCTATCTAAAGCATTAGCACTATCTTCAGGAAGACTCTTAATGAAGTCTGGAGTATTATCAGCAATAGCTTTAAAGAGTTTTAAATCTGACCTTAAATCTTCAATCTTAGCTATGTTTAAGTAACGAGTGTTACCTTCTTCTAGATAATCAGAAATAAGCGTTCTATTAACATCTAAATAGCCTTGTACAATACTATTATATAGTTCAGTAAATCCTTTAATATCTTTTTTCAACATAATAGAGTTAATCAAAGAATTAACTTTCTTAATACGAGCTCTAAGTTTAAAAGCTTCAGCCGCATCATCAGTAACTCTATCTAACCTTTTAGTTAAGTTATGTTTTAGTTTATTAGCTTCAGATAAAGCTGTGTCCAATCCACTTATACCAGTACTCTCTAAAGTAACAGGTATTGGAGTAAGGAATTTCTTTTTATCTAAGTCTTCACCTAACTTAATAGTATATATTGAGTCAGTTAACTTAGCCCCTTCTTTCTTAGAAGTATCAGCTTTCTTCTTCTCAACAAATCCTATTTGAACAGGTATAATTCTAGCATGTCTAAAGTTCTTTATACCAGTTTTCTTATACATCTCCATAAGAGTAGGTAATTGAACATTAAATTCTTCCATTTTATATTGAGGAATCCAATCCTCTTTAATTATGTTACCGCTAGCATCTAACTTACTAAAGTGTGGAGTTATAGTTTTATAGTCAAATAAACTAGCGCTCTTATCACTATATATAAATAATAAGTCAGCAGTACCTCCTTTAGAACCATCAGTATCTAAATTAAAATCTTCAGCTTGAATAAATACTTTCTTATTAGGGTCTATCCTTTCCTGTACGTCAATAGCAAACTTAACTAGCTTTTCTATTTCATAAAATAAACCTGTTTGAGTTTTAATATCACCGAAGTCTTTAGGATTTAATCCTAGTTCATCACTAATAGTTTGAATACTTTTAATTTCATCTTTACTAGGAGGATTCTCTATAAACTTAGCATATTTATTCATAAAGACTTTAGTTAAGTCTTCAGCTGCTTTATGGAACTTAGTACCTCCATTTCTCTTAATTTCATTATCAGGTAAACTAGATAATTCGTCAGCAGCTTTCTTACCTTGTCTTTTAGCAAAAGCAGCTTTATTCTTATCAGTAACCCTACCAGGAGTAGCTAGTTCTTTAGTATCTATCCACACATATCTCGAAGTCTTACCTGAACCATCTAGATGTAATCCTTTAGTAAGCTTACTATTCTCAATAAGTTCTGTGGTAAATAATCCTTTTAATATCTTTCTTCTAGCTATTACATCCTCAAATGAGTCAGTAGGAGTTCCTTTAAGAAACTCAAACTTCTTTTGATTAACTAAATCACGTACTACATTAATAGGATACTCAGCTGGATCTATCTTACACTTATTACTACTCATTATTTAAGAAATTTAATTTTATATAAAGCACTTCTAAGTAATTCTGATATATCATCACAAATTTGTTGTAAGTACCCTTCAGTTAATGTTAATCTGTAGTTATCTACTTTAGTAACACACATAGTAAGATACTCAACACAATCCTTACCTTCATAAATCATAATAGATTTATAACCTTTAACTATACCATACTTACCTTGATAAGACTCTAAGAAAGAATCTCTATGACCTACAATATCTTCATACACTTCATTTAAAGCTTTATGCTCTGCAAAGCTAGTAGTTTGTAAGTGCATTATGTGTGTATTAACTTCTATTTCAAATAGTAAACTTGCAAATTCTTGTATATTCATTTTAACACTTTCTTTTTAATTTATTCTCTTGTACTAATTGTTCTATAATCTCTTCATCACTAAATAATGTTAACTGCTCTCCAGGTTTAGCGTTATTAGGTCTAACAAACTCCTTAAATCCTTCTATATCTTGTTTAGAACCTAATATATGAATTTGTTCTGGTTCAAATACATTGTATTCTTGACCATTATTTATTTTTTCTGTAACTGAATCATAACCTTTATCAATAAGTTCTTGAGAACCTTTACCGCTTCTACTATTAGAATAACCTTTGTTTTCTGTATAAGGATTTTTTACATTAATTATCACAGAATATAAACCTTCTCTATTATACCCTTTATTAGCATCTTCTTTAGAGGTAGTAAAATAAATACCAGTTCCTAAAAAAGTATCCCCACCAGCATATCTGTGTTCTTTTTTCTTAAATTTTTCAAATCTATATTGAGGTAACTTTTCATAATCTTCATAAGATAGTCTAATTTTATTTTTTATATCATAAGTGTCCTCATATATAAAGTATGCTTCATTATCATTTATATCATTAAACCAAACTAAAGGTTTTCCATTGTATAATTTTGCTCTATACTTAGTCCCATGATAAACAATATCTTTTACTTTACTATCAGGAAATATAGTATCAAGATATTGAGAATATTGTTCAACAGTTCCTATTTTACTTAACTCTGGATTTTCATTAAATATATCTTGTATTTGGTTTAATTTTTCTTGAGATTTTTGAGATATAAAGTTTGATAACTCATTTATTTTTTTAGACCAAAGTACGTCTTGGTTTTTATTACTACTGTTAAGATTATTATACTTAGTTATATCTTCTAATATTAAAAAAGCTTCTTTTAATACACTATTATTTTCAATTTTAAAAAAAGAAGATAATAATTCTAAAAATTTATCTAAAACTGATAGTTTTTTATTTTGATTAGGTTCTGTATATTCAAGTTGAGCCATTAGCTCTTGAAAAGTTTTATTACTAAAAATTTCCGCTAAAAACTCTTTATTATTTTTTAAACCGTAATCTATATTATTATCTTTTAAAAATTTAGTTACATAGTTGTATAATTTATCTATTTTAAATTGAAAAACATTATTATCAGAAATTGCATGTAATAGCTCATGTATAATAACTCTTGTATATTGAGAATCATTAAATGGTATATACATATTAATTTTTCCATCAATATAATCACCAGCAACTCCTTCTTTTGAATCGTTTTGAGTAATATCTATTTCATAATTATTACTTATAATAACATCTTTTATAATTTTTGCTACATATTTAAACTCATTGTCTGTATTTTCTATTATTGTTAATACATCTAAAGAATTAATTTTTTCAGTATTATTTAAATAGTCTGTAAGTTTTTTATTCTCAGTATATGTATTACCTAAAAAATTTGCTATAAACCTACTACCCCTAGTAGATTTAGCAACATTTTTGTTTTTATCATAAATAGTTTTTAGTATTTGTTCGGATTTAATGAATTTTTCAATATTTTTTTTACTAGCTTTTTTTATTTTATGTTTTCCTGTTTCAAAAAAGTCTTTGTACCAATTATAATTGTTTTTTTCAACATTATTTAAATCATCAATTAATACAAAATCAAAACTTTGTGTTTTTTCATCTATATTTATAATTTTAGCTACACTGCTTCCTTCTTGTATAAAATCCCCTTCTTTTAAAGAAGTTATATTTTTAATTAAAGAGTAATCTTTTTTATCTATACTATTAAATTCATCAACCCAACTTTTAAACTGTTCTACACTACCATTAGGATTTTGTTCAAGATATTGAGAGTATAGTTGTTGAGTTTGTTGTTTTTGTTGTGGGGTTATAAATAAATCAGAAAGATACTTATCTGTATTAAATATTTTAGATTTATCTAGTTTAGAAATTTCTATATCTAAACTATTTTTCCAACTTTCTGTTTCTCCAGAAGTGTAATCATTTCTTTGTTTAGCTCTATTTATAAAAGTATCTTTTGACATTGTAATTACTTTGTCAAAATCACTTGCAAACTCTCTTAATAAAATCATATCAGAAGCAAACAGTTGTTTTCCTGTTTTTTTAACTTCTTGTTTAGCTTCAATCCAAAGCTCTCTTACAGCTTTTTGATACTCTTCTTTATTGCTTTTTTGAAAATCATTTCTCGCTTTAAATCCTTTAGGTAAATTAAATTTTTCATTAATCTTAGTTTTATAATCAGAATCAAAATCAATAATATCAGTTCTACCACTTTCTTTTAGATAAGTTTTACCTAATCCAGGATGACCGAATACTATTTTATCGTTAGGTGTAATTATCTGGTTATACCCTAAAGCTTCATATACGGCATTAGCTAATTCAGGATTAGATTCAAATAGTTCTTGTACTCCTGGTTCAATGTTATTACTAACTTGTAAATCTTCTAATCTTTGTAATTCATCAAATAACTTATCATTTAAATCATAGTATTTATCAAATCTATTATAACCTATTAATCTATCATTAGGATCAGCTTGTCTAGTAGGAGAAACTTCATTAAAAAGCAACTCCCCATTAGTTTTTAGTCCATAGTGTCTACTAGCATTTTCAGTTAGTTCTTCATTTAATATTTTAAACTTAAAGTTATTTAGAATCTTCCTAGTATTAGTATCTATAACTTGATTTTCAACTAAAGTATTAGTTGCTGTTTGTCTTACATTACACATATTTTAACATTTAAAATGATTAGTATCTTGATCTAATATACTAGATTTAGAATCTGGCGTATTAAATCTAGATTTAAACTGCTCTTCATTAGATATATCTTGACCTGCAATATTCCTAAATTTCCATCCTTTAGGGGCCAGAACATAAGTTTTTATACCTAATTTAATTCCTGCTTTAGCACCAGCTTCATCAAAGCCAGTTTGTCCTCCTGTTCTAATTGATATAATTTTATTCTTTAAATTAGAAGAATTAATAACAGCTTTTAATAGTTCATAAGTAAAATCATCAACTTGTTGTTGTGTGTATTTACCCTTCATAGTATAAATACCATTTCCTGCAATATTTAAAGTAATTGAAGGTTTGATTATTTCAAATTCTATTGCTGCTGCACCATCTTTAAATCTTTCAATTGCTTTTATACCTTCTTGTGCCCAACCTTCTTTATTCCAAGTTCCTAAAAATCCTGGAGTTCCTTTAGGATGAATTGCAGTTATTCTTGTTAAGATTTGTTTAGTAGAACCGTCAGCAGATTTACCAAATTGAGTTACAGTATCTCCAACTTTAATATTGTATTTTTCCATTTCTCCCACACTTCTTGTAGTTCTGGTTCTTATACCAGCTTCTATCATGTCTATAGAATGGGGAGAATTACCTAGCAAGTTCTTAGCTTCTGAGTTAGCTTCTTGTTTAGTTCCAAAAGCTTCTACTCCAGACACTAAATTTTGAGGAATACTTGCTGCATTTTTTACATCAGATTTATTAATAGAATTTAATGCTTCTACTATTTTATCAACTCTTTCTTTAGTTACAGTTAATGTGTTAGCATTAATAGGAATATATTTTTTGTTTTGATTTAAAACGGAAGTTTTAGTTAATTTTTCTCCTGCACTTGTAAAATCTACAGCTATTGCAATAGTAGCATCAGCACTTGCATTTCTTCTAGTTCTTTCAGCATAACCTGTATTAAGGTCCTCTGCAAATATAATATCATTATTAAGTGGTTGTTTTTCACTATCTTCTTCAACCTCTACTATTGGTTGAGAGGATTTTTCACCACCTATTCTTTCCATAGCTTTTCTAGTATTATAATCATCTAAATACTTTTCAATTAACATAGCTTTAGCTACAGCTTCTTTAGGTAAAGGTTTAGTATAATCAATACCATTAACTCCTCCTATAGTTTCTACATTCTCACTTTGTAATTCATTAGTTAAAATAGCTAACTTACCACTACTATAATCCTTCTTAAAAGGTGAAAATATATTATCTGGTTTAGGTCTTTTATTAATTTGAGTAGGATTAGCTAAAAAGAATTTAACATAAAAATCAGCTAACACTTTATTAGTAATACTATTAACATCCATTGTAGCTATGAAGTCTAATACTTGCTTTTGAGCTTGGTAAGGTATAACCTTATTAAGTTGGTAAGTACCATTACTTATACCAGATTGGAATATATTAAATATAACTAAATCATTATATAAACTTTCATCTATCTTCTTAATATCTTCAAATGCTTGAGCTAAACTATTAGCTTCAGCAGGTTTCAATTGACCAGCATATAACTTTAAGTTATCTATCTTTTCATTCTCATTAATACCTAACTTGTTATCTAATTGAGCTACTAATTGATTTATTAGATAATTATTTTTAAAAGCAGGATTCTTTTTAGCTCTAAGTATTCTTTTAGCTAAGCTATTATCTCCTTTAAAATATTCATCAAACTTATCTATGAATTCTTTACTATTTTCATTTGTTTGAATTAAATAATTAATAAGATTTTCATCAAATCTCTGTCTAGCTTTATTATTAGTTTCTTTATTTCTAATATGACCAAAAGCTTTATCTCTTAAATCCTCAGTAATATTTCTCATTCTTTCATTACTTTTAGTAAGATATAATTGATCAAACCATTTAGATATTAAAGCTCTAGACTCAATGAAAGGAGTTAATATACTATTATTCATTAAGTCATCTATAGTTTCCTTACTTAAAATACCTTCTTCACTTGTAATAGTTTTATATAAGGTTTCTAAAGCTTGTACCTCACTAGGACTTTTTAAATATTTAGTATCAGCTGATAACTCAGATTTAACATCTGTTATCTTATTAGCCTTTTCTTCAAGAGCTACCCATTCATATAGTTTTAACTGCTCTTGAGGATAAGTTTTTAATAAGTATTCAGTAATACCTTTCTTAGTTTTTAACCCTCTTTCAACACTAATAGATTTAGCTTTACTTTTATTTAATAATTTATAATACTCTCTAATAACAGGTGAGTTAACCAGATCTATAATCTCTTGTGTAGATCTACCCTCTAATACCATAAAGCATACAGGATTTAAAGTATCTAATACAATATTAACAACAGAAGAATAACTATCCTTAACAATATCTACTTGACTTGTGATAAGTGAGGATAACACATCTTCTACTTCTTGTAGCTTCCCATTAACTTCTATATTAGTTACAGAAAATTTAGTACCATCAGCTAATGACTTATTATACATCTCCATAATCTTATGGAATGTAATCCAAGTAGCTACAACACCTACACCTTGTTTACCACCAACATACTCTAAGGTTGATTTAACTAAAGAACCTATTTTAAATATATCAGTAAATGGTGTATTAACAGAATTAGAAGTTCCTAAAGTTTTCTTTTGTTCTAGTTGAGCTAAATTTTGTAACTCACCTCCTACAACTGGTTTTAAGAATCTATCAATCCTAGCAGGATTTAATAGCATCTCTATTTCAATCTCTAATAATCTAGCTTGTAACTTTTTAGTACCTTCTAACTCATTAGGAGATTTAGTATTGAAGTTATCATCTAAGAAAGGTAAGAATATACTTTCCTTATCAATATCAAAGTCACCTCCAGTCTTAACAATAATCTCATTAGGAACTATAACAGTTTGAGTATACATCGGATACAAGAACTTTTTAACTTGTAACACATCATTAGAACTTAACTGTTGATTAGGTATCCTTAATGCCTTAACAATAATAGGAGGTATAAAACCTCTTTCAATATCAGCATTTAATAAGTCAATTGCTTTAATAATATCTTTAGTCTTATACTTCTTAAATAAACCAGGTAATTTCTCTATTGGAAATGGTAAAGCACACTCAGCTGGATGTACTTCAATTATATTACCATCTTTATCACGAGTAAACTCATAGAATTTTAAGAATGCCCCAGCAACAGCCTTACCATTACTAAACTCTCTATTACCAGTTTCCCAACCAGTACTAGGAGCTTGAGCTAACATAGTTCCATTTCTTTTTAAGATTAATAAATTGTTGGTTACTAAACTAGTTAAGATATATTGTATCTTAGGATAGTTAGATAAACTTTCAATATATTTTAATCCTCCTTTAGCATCTACCCAATCAGTAATAGCATCTAATATATTATTAGGACTACCTCTTTCTACAGCAGATTTTCTAATTAAATTAGCAAATTTAGCACCATCATTAATACTTAATGAACCAGTACTTTCTGTACTATTATATTCTTTAAGTAATTCATCAGTTAATTCATAAACTAACTCAGCATAAGTATCTTCGTATTCTAAGAAGTTACTCCAAAGTTTAGATTGTTTAATTTTATCTACAGCATCTAAAGCATTCCATTCTTCAGTAGTGCCTTTAAAATCAACAGGTATTTCACCATCAACCATAATACCACTAAGTATATTCTTTCTACTTTGAGTAGAGTCAGTTACTTTCTTTTTAATTTCAAAAGCAATCTCATTTTGTTTTCCTAAATATCTGAAATCTAATATACCTTTATCCCCAGCTTGAATAGTTTCATTATTAAAACCATCAAATCCTATAGTCTTATTATTCTCTAATAAAGGTTTGTAAAATTTTCTTCTACTATTAGAAGGTCTAATGGGAGCACCTACTTTAGAAGCGGAAGCAAAATGTATTGTATCAATACCATTCTTTAACATAAAGATATTTAAGTCTTCTAGAATAGTACCTTTAATTAAACTAGGTATAAGCATACCATAAGAGTTCTTACGTTTAGCAATAACACCTAATCTAGTACTAGGGTCTTCTTTAGAATACTCTTCTCTATCCATCATATAGTTAGGACCTACATATTGATACTTCTGTTGAGTAAAAGGTCTAATTACATTCTTCATATAATTATCTATTTTCTCAGGAGTATCATATTCTTCAGGTATTTCATATAGACCATACATGTCTTCTTTAGACTTAGCTTGTAGAGCTTTTAATTCTCTCTTAACTACTTCTAATCTACTAGATGTAATACCTTCAGTTCTAAATATACTTTCAGCTGCAAAGAATATATTACCTATAGAATAACCATCAGATTCTTCAAAACCTTTAGTATAAGCTTTTAAAGATTCTGGATCATTAGCATATATCTTCTCTAATTCAGTTTTAATATGAGTAATAGTAGCAGGGTCATCAATAACTAATTCAGTTAGAGTTCCATCAAATTTCTTTTTATAGTAAAACTCCTCACCATCACCAAGTTTAATTTTATACTCAGGGCTATTAAATAAGCTGTCTAAGAAAGTGTTAGTTACATTATCTACTATCATAACTTGCTTAGTAGATGATTGCATATTAGCTCTCTTAATAATATCGTATATTAAAACTTGTTCAGCAGGTACACTACTCTTCTTATCAGAAGTTAGCTCTCTTACTCTATCTAAGTTTTTCTCAAATCCTTTTATCTTATAAAATGCTGGGTCACCTAAGAATAACTTAGATTGTTCAACAGCCCCTATAAAGAATTTAGCAGCAGCTAATTCAATAGCTTCATCATAAAATTCAAATGTATCTGGTTTAGATTTAAAAGCATCACTTAAACTTTTAATTACAGTTTTGTTTAAACCATCTCCAGGTTTTAATTCATTTATACCAGTTAATTTAGACTCAGCTTTAGTTTTAGTAAAGTAATTATCAATCCAAGAATCTAATTGTTTATTAACAAAACTATCATTAGTATAATCTAACTTATCAGAATTTATTAAAGATTCTAATCTAGCTTGATGTCCAGCATCTTCTTTAAAGATATCTAATACACCACTAAAGATTAAGAATTCTTGTCCTAACCTATCGTAATTCTCTATAAATGATTTATAAGTTCCTCTATTCTTTCTAACACGTTTTAATTCACTTATAAAGTAATCATGTAAGTAACCCTTAAAAATATTTCTCCAATTACTTGTAGGTGTAAAGTTACCAGGAATATCGCTGAATATATCAGTTACTCCATAACCAAAACTATAAGCAGGGAACATACCTCTATCAGCATGTTTAATTGCTGGGAAGTTATTTTCTAATGTGTTATTTAAAAAGCTGCTCCATAAATCACTTTCAACTAATTTACTTGTAGGAGTACCATCACTATCTTTAGTAGTACCTCCTAACAATTGCATAGTTAATTTATTACCTCTAGCTAAATATTTGTTTAACCAAACACTATCATAACTCCAACTATTAAGTACCTCAGGATACAACTCATTTAAACGCTTTAAATAAGTTTCTCTAAATACTTCACCTTCTACATCATATCCTAATTCATCTCTAACTAAATCAACAACTCTGTTTAAGTTATTAATAGTTAAAGTTTGATAGGTATTAAAGTTAATACTAGATACTCTATTACCCTCAACATTATAATGCTGATTATCATAATCATTTCTATAAGGCACATTAAATTCTACCATAGCAGTAGCTAAAGTATTAATCTTAGAAGGTTCTCTACCTATTTGCTCAAAGATATCTTTAGGATTACCTTTTTTAATAAAATCAGTAAACTCATCTAAGAATGCAGCATAAGTTTCAAAGAAGGTTTTAGAGCCTCCTAATACATTTAATTTCTTCTTAGAGTTAATAACAGCTTCAGAAGCTAAAGGAAATCCTACAGCTTTTAAAATATCTTGTGTACTAGCATACTTATCATTAATAGTATTAGTAATCTTAGATTTATTCTCACTAAATAATATATCTAAATTACCACTCCATTCTTTTAGCATCCTATTTTTCATGTTATTAGTATCAGCATTTTGAGATTTAATCTCATCACCTGATATAACTTGATTCATGAATTGATACTTAGTATTAGAGAAAGATGATATGAATTTATTAATCAAAGTTACTCTAGGTAAATTTGCTTCACTATTATCTTTTAAAGATAAGATATTACCCTTATCATCAAATATAAATTGATTAGGATTAAATACCTTTTGGTATATCCATTCAATAGTAGGATTAGTTTTTCTTTCATTATGAATAACTCTCATGAAAGCATTTATATCAGCAGGTAAGTTAACAAAAGTATTAAGTAATAAGTTGTTAGCTTCACTCTGGTCAATAGGTTGTTCTAATTTTAAATTATTAGACAGTAATAAATTCTTACTACTTTCTAAAGAGTACTCTTGACCAGGTACTAATGTTTCCTTATTTAATTTAGGTATACCAGATATAAGTAATTTAATTGCTCTAGAGAAACTATCTTTTCTATTTTGTTCTATAGACTCTTTATTCCACATGTCTTTAGTTTCCTCAGAAGTACTCTCAGGTTCAAAGCTATTATCATCATTCTCAACAAACTTAATAAGATTAGCTATTTCAGTTTTAAACTGGTCTAATATTAAGTTAGCATGATCACCTTCATGATATATATTTAAATCATCAGCAAGTAAACTTGTAGGGAAATCATCACTAATAGCCATAGCTATTTCCATAGCTCTCTCATCAGTATCATCTAAGAAGTTTATCATATCTAATAAAGCATCTTGATATACTTGTTGAAACTTACCAGCAGTAGTAACATCTTCTAAAAGATTACTAAAGTCATCTACTTCAGAAAAATTGTTAATTAAATTCTTAATAAAGTAAAACTTTAGACCTCCAAATAATTCAGCTTGTTCTTCAGTAGTTAACTCAACTCCTTCAAATACAAACTTAGTAAGTATTTTAGAGTCTTGCCTTTTAATCTGAGATATTTCTTCTTCAGTAGGTATCTTACTATTATTCTTATAAAAGAATTTGTAAGCATTTTGCTTACCATACTTATCTATAAGAGGTTTTAGTTTATTTATATCAGGACAAATTCTAGCCATTATTATTCAGGTCTTTTATTTCTAGTTTTAATAGTTCTTTTAGGTTTCCCTACAACACAAGTTTCATCTATAGTTTTTAACTCTTCAGGAGTTATTTCTTCTACAACAGGTATATTAGTTACAACAGTAGGTTTAAATAAATCTTCACCATTCATAGCATTACCTGTATCATAAGTATCTTCTCCAAATCCAGCATAGTAATCTGCGTCATCCATAGCTTCATTAACATCAAATGGAGATTCAGTAGGAATACTTTCTTTCTTAATTTCTAAAGTTGCTAATTCTGCATCATATTTAGCATTGATTTTATCAATAAGTTTTTCTTTACTATCTGCAAATAAAGTTTCTTCTAAATTTTCATCTCCAGCATTTAAAGTTGTAGAATAAGGTAGTTCATCTTTATTTTGCTCTAATCCTAATTCTTTGAAATCTTCTGGAGAAGTTATTTGTTCAAAAGCTTCTTGTCTTCTTCTTTCTATATCAGCTTTTTTACCTTCCACATCTTTCAATGCACTACCAGATACTCCCGAAGTTTCTTCTAAAGCAGCTAATTCTGCATCGTATTTAGCGTTGATTTCTTTTTGTTTTTTACCTGCTAATGATTTTACTTTTTCAAAAGTTGCTTGTACTGCAGCTTCTGCTTCTTCTTTAGAATTAAATATTGCTATTTCTACTTTTGCAGCTTTAGTCATTTTGCCATTACTATCAAATTTAGCAGGACTTTTTACTGCTGTTATAATAGTATAACCTTCACCTTCACCATTCCAATTATCTGTATTAGTTTTTTCAACTATAACATTTAAACCTTTACTTACCTTCATTCCTACTTTTATAGTAGGATGATTAGGATTATTAGGAGTTATTGCTTCTAAACTTTTAGCATCTCTTTCATCATAAGGTCTTAACTCTTCTTGTCTTCTTCTTTCTATGTCAGCTTTTTTATTTTCTAAATTATTAATAGAAGGTCCAGCCACTTCATATGTTTTAGGTTTGCTAATACTATTTAATATAGTAGGCTTACCATTATTAGAACTATCTAATATAACATTTTTAGAAGCGAATAGTATTTTATTACCATTATATTTACTATTAGAATTAACAGCATTAGTAATTAATACAGGGTTCTCACTATTAAATAAAAAATCTTTATAACCATTAGGGTATACTTTCCATTCTAATTTACCTTCAACTACTTTAGGATGTGTATAAAATCCTATAGTATTCATCATATTCTTATTAGGATTAAATCTCTTATTCTTTAAAAACTTTAAGAAATCTTGATTTAATTCAGGATTTCTAATTTCATCTAATCCTATAGAAGTAATAACAAAGTTACCATTTGGATTACTAAAATAAATTCTATTATCTTGTAAGTATACAGTATGTTTACTAGTCTTATCTTTCCCTTGACCCCAAAATAATATATTATTCATTAAAGACATTTGCCCATTCTTAGCAAAGATAGGTATTTCATACACTCTAGCTTGATTATTAGGTGACATGTAATAGAACTTATTATTACCTCCAACATTAACTTTAATTTCAGATAAAGGTTTACCAGAGTTTTCTTTAACAATATCTAATAAATGTAATACAACTTCTATATCATCATTATTTAAATTTCTACTATTAGCATAAAAGTATTCTTTAGTATTCTTATTAAATATAATAGTACTACCTTTTTTAGCATTTATAATACTAGTACCTCCAATAGTGAATCTTTTGTTTGTAGTTACAATAGCTACTTCTACATTTTCTAATCCTTGTTTAGTTTTAGTATCTATATCTCTTTTAACTCTTAATACTTCACTTACAGGACTCATAGGTGATATTCTATTACCATCAGAATCTTTACCAGCCCCCCTAGTTAATAATATTCCATTAGATACTCCTACTAAAGGAATATAGACTTCTTGCTTTTTTTTATTTACTTGTATATTTCTATAAACAGGCGAGGATATATTTCTAGCATCTACTGAAATTAATTTAGAATCTTTAGTTTCTCTATACCTAATAACTCCTATTTCTCCTTTTCTAGACCCTACAGAAATCTTATCTACATATTCTATAATAGCATCTTCAAAATAATCCCCTTTTCTTAAATCAAATGTAGGGTCTTGTTTATAGTTACCAATAAAAACTTTATCTATTTGATTTTTACCTTGTAGAGAATTTTTAATTTCTTCTAAAGATTCTTTATATTTAGTTCTAGCAAAATCTATAAGTATCTCTTTAAGTTGCAAAGGAGTATAAAACTTATCATTAACTTTAATAAGACTAGTTAAATCCTCACTAAATAAATTAGAACTATCTTCAATAGTAACATTATTATTATTTGTATAATATCTTAATAAAGCTTTTAAGTTAACTTTAGTTAAGTTAGTATCACTATATAAGCTACTAGCTAATGGTAAGAAGGTATAAATATTTTTATTATCTTGTTTTACAAGTTCACCATTTTTTAAATCTATTAGAGTAATTATAATAGCATTATCATAATCTTCTTGTTTAGCAGTTTTACCATCTTTCTCAAAACCTTCTTTAATTGTCTTAGAAGCACGATCTTTTATATCTTGAGGTATATTATCACTTGATAGTTGAAATGCTTTTATAATGTAATTCTTAGGGTTTATATACGCACTATTAGTTTCTAAGAAAGTATTCCAATCAATAGCATCTTGATTACTATTTAAAATAGGATATCCCTCACTATCATAAGAAGTTTCAAATCTATTACTTCCTCTAGCTGTTTTATCATACTCTACAGTTTTATTAGTAGTATAAAAAGGATAATCAGATAAAGAATTACTTTCTAATTCAGCATTAGATTTTCCTTTAGTGACTAACTTAGGCTCTACATTAGTAGTATTTTCTTGACTTTCTTCATCTGTTGTAGGTAAAGTATTTACTACTTGATTATTATACTTCTCTTCTACAGCAGATACCTCTTCTTCATAAGTAGGAGAAGTATTATCTAATTTTTCTATTTCTTGCTCTTTCTTCTTAACAAGTTCAGAATTAATTGGATCAGATTTAGCTACTTCAGCTTCTCCTTGAGTAGTAGCTTTACTATCAAGTTTGTTTAAAGTATTTAATAAATCTGTAAAGTCATTTTTAGTTAACCTTATAAAAGCAGAGTTATGAGCTTTTCTTTCATTAACTAGTTGTACATAATCTTTTAGTTTTTCAACAAGTTCTTTCTTCTTAAAAGTCTTATCTAAAGCAGTTTCAAAATTATTTAATATTCTATCATAACCTTCTTTAGTAATTTTTTCATTAGATTGAGGTAATTGACTTACAAAATTAGTTATAGCAAATCCATCACCTGTATCTAAATTCTGACTTTGTGTTTCAGTAGATATAAGTTTACTTAATTCTTGATGTAAATCATTTATTCTTTTATCTAAAGTCTTACCTAAGTATAAACTTCTATTAAGAATATCTTTAATAGCAACTTGTTTAGTCTTATCACCTTCAGTAACTAAAGCTATTTGTTCTCCAAACATATCTTCTAAGTCTTCAGTAACTTGCTTCAAGTCTTCAATAGCAGCTAAGTTAGTACTAGCTTGTTTTCTAATATATTGAGATACTTCAGTATCAGTCCAGTTTTTAAAGAAATCTTTCTTACCTTTAGAAGGATCTTGAGGATCATTAGGAACTGCATATTTATTTCTAATATCGTCAACAGATAACTTAGTTTCATCTTGCAACATATTAGTAAGTTCTTCAACTTTACCAGCTTTAATATAAGCATTAGCTAAGTTGTAAAACTTTTCATTCTTTAAACTCTCGTAGTTGTATTTATCTCCTTCTAATAAAGCCTTTTGTTGAGCTTGATCTAAGTTCATACTTCTATTTATCATCTCTTGAAAGTTGATAATAGTTCTAGTAGGGTCTTGTTTAAGTTCTGCTACATACTCACTAAATGCTTTATTAATATTACCAGCACGTTCTTGAGCTTCTTGATTTTCTACATCAGCATCTTTAAAAGCATTATACACATTAGCACCAGGCATAACTAATCCAGTAAGAGCTCCTAATACATAATTAGTAAGACCTTCTTGATTTAAAGATTTAGTTAATCCATTTCCAACACTGTTAATCATATCAGAGATACTTCCCTCATTAGTACCTTTAAATTTACCAGTATAGAAATCCTCAGCAGACTTTTGTACAACACCTTGGAAAAACTCTTCCATACCTTCTCTATTAGAAGATGCAGCAACCTTACCTAAGGTATTATACCATTTAGGTTTTATAGCCATAGCAACTTCTCCACCAGCTTGTATATCTTTTAAAGCATTTATCTTAATACTATCACTAAATCTCTTAGCATTTAAAGAGTAATTCTTAGCAAACATATCTCTATAACCAGCAAAGTTACTTGCAGTTAGTAATACAGTGTTCCACAAGAATTCAGCATTTTGAAATCCTTTAACACTTTTATCAAGACTAGCTAGCTTATTTTGATACTCTAACTCTTTACCAACTTTAACTTGACCAGTTGAAGGATCTATATACTCACTATCTAAAGCTTGTTTATTAGTTTGATAGAATTGTCTACCATTACCTAAAGCTTCTATTCTAGCCTCACCTGTAGCAGATAATGTAGAACTAGCTATTTGATTAACTCTATTCCAATTTCTAGAAATTCTAGCACCTTGTTCTAATAAAGATTTTATCTCAGAAGCAGAAGTTTCTACTAACTCAGGGGCTTGTTGTAATATCTTAATAGCCCCATCTATACTTTTAGCTTCTCCAGCAGCAATAGATTTAGTCATTTTGTTAAATAACTCTACCTCTTTCTTCTGAGCAAATGTTCTACCTAAAGCACTAAATAACTTACCACTAACCATACCAGCCGCCATAGCCCCTCCAGCAAACCCCATGTTCTTAATAAACATATCTCCCCAGAAGTTAGCTGCTTTATCCCAATCAAACATTTGGTCTAATAGTCCAGCTTCTTGCTCAGCTTTACTTCTATAGTTAGTAAAGATAGATTCCATCTTCTCATTAATATCTTGCATAGAATTACTAAATGGATTATTAACAAAAGCATTAAAATACCCTTGTTCACTACCATTAATAATACTATTAGCAATACCAAATACTGTACCTCCAAATGTATCTGCAAATGTAGTAGCAGCTAAACTAGCTCCTTTTAATACACCATTAGCAAGCTGATCAATGCCAGGTTGCTCTTGAGCCATATCTTCTTGTCGAGCTTCTCTCCAATCACTTTCTAAAGGTATAATAAATTTATTATCATATTGAGAAACTTCATCAGGATTTAATACAATAGCCTTACTAAAGTTAGGGGTAATAAGTTTTTGTTGGACTCTTTTTTTTATATCATCTAAACTTTCTGGCATTTTATTTAATAAAATTTGTTAATAAGTAATTATATGTTTCAGTAGCATTAGGAAACTTAACTTCTATTTCCTGACCTCCTTGTTCTAAGACTTTAATAGGATTACCAGAACTATCTAACAATTGGTAATTTTCTTCTTTTTTATCATACTTAACTCTTACACCATCTATTTTATAATTACCTTGAGATGTAGGTATTGTAAAATCAATAGGAGTACCTTTCTTTAAATTTTCTGTTTTAGTTTCAAATATAGTTTTATATATAGATTGAACTTGTCTGTCCTCTATTTCAGGAGTATATGGAGATTGGGCTACATATTCTTTACCATCAATATTAATACTTACAGGTCTAGAACCGTCTAATTTCTTAGGTAAGAAATAATTCATATTATTCTCAGCCCCGTATTCACCAATACCATTAATTCTAGTTTTACCACCTTCAGAAGCATTTTCTATTAATTGAGGTATTGTAAACTTTTTACCTGATTGTACATCATACCATTCAGTATCTAAAGGTGTATTAGTCATACCATCTAAAGTATTAGTTGAATTCCCACCTCTAAATAGATTCTCCCAATCCTTATCACCTGGTTTAATGTAAGTCATAGTAGATTGAGATTTAATCTGTTGTTTCTTATGTGAGTCTAATATACCTGATTTTTCTATTTCTTCATATAATTTATCTAATCCGCTATATTTTTTATTAGGATCCTCAGCTACTTTTTTCCATTTAGGATTATCTTTAATATAATCTTTAACAACTTCTTGCATATTACTAGGTAATTCATAAACTTGTAAAGCTTCTTTTTTAACTGCTCCTGGAGCTACTGTAGTACCTAATCCACCAATCATATTTGGAGATGTAGAAGCTTTCATATTATAGAATGAGCTTGGACTAAATCCAACTTCAGCTTCATTTTGACTAGCAGGTCTTGCTGGAATTCTACCTTCTTGTTTATCTTTATTACCACTTCCAGACCCACTTACTTGTGAAAATTTCTTATCAAAATCTTTTATACTTGATTTATAATAACCAGTATAAGCATCAGCAAAGTCTTTAGCAAATTGTTGTTCATTATAGTTGTTACCGTATTTTATTTTATTATATTGAACCCAAGGAGTAGCAGAATTACGTAACTCTTGAGGGGCCATTTTTAAACCAATTTCCTCTACCATTTTTCTAGTTAACTCAGTATCTACTGACTTACCATCAGTACTCATTATTAAAGGTACTCCTGTTGAAAAATCTAATTTAGGATTACCTGCAAATGATGTGCCAGCTACACTAGCTTTCAAATCATTAAATTGACTAGCATAGTTTTCCTTATCATACATACTAGTAGGAGTTTGTATATTACCAGCTCTAGCTAAAGCATCTAATCCTTCTTTGTAAGACATAGTTGTTATTTGTGGATTATTAGGGTCTAGATAATTAAAGTTTGTACTTAAACCTTGATTATATTTACCACTAGCCATATTAGCTCGTAATTGTTCAGACAACTTCTTATCTGCGTTAAAAAATTTAACAGCGTCACTATTAGCTAATACACTATTAATTTTAGATATATTTCTAGCTGCTTCTTGTTCAGTAATTTCCTGATTAAGTAATTTATCTCTAGTAGTAGCTACATTACTTTTTAACCATTGATTATATTTATCAACTTCATCTTTTTTACTAAACATACCCGCCTCAATTTGTAATTGATCTGCTTTATCTAACATATCATCTACAGCGTAAGACTCTGCATCTTTAGCAGCCCCTATCTTTTGAATGAAGTTTAAGTCTAAAGGTGCAAATTGTGATTGGTATTGTGTTTGACCTGGTTTATAAAATCTCATATCTATTCTTTATATATAAAATAACTTATTATTTACTATCTGGTGCTGGAGTAATATTATTTTTACTATTAGATTTTTTTATAGTCTTACGTTTAAAAGATATATTACCATCAGCATCTTCTACTAAATCAAACCTATCTGACATAAAAGGTAACATTTTGTTTTGTGTTTTATTAGCTTCTAAGTCAGCTTGATAACCTAAAGTATTCTGTCCAAAGTTATGTAATCCCTGACTCATAGTACTTCTAGCAGCATCAGTTTCTTGTTGTCTAGCTGTAGATTCAGCCATTTGAATATTAGCATTTTGAGCAGATATCTGATTAGCTGTACCACTATTAATCTTATCATATTCAGATTTAATAGAAGCCTTACCTAAACCTCTTTTTAAGCTCTCTGAGCCACTTAAATTATTCATCATAGCTAAGTATTCACCTGAACTACTTGCGTTGTTTCTTATAGCATTTCTAGCGTTATTAAAGCTAGTACTTGTAGCATTATCTAAACTAGTAATAGCTGGATTAGGATTAGCATATGTCTGTTTAACTCTATCAAATTGAACATCATCACCTCCTTTTAAACCTTGCAATAAATCAAAAGCTGGTCCAACATTACTAGCCAAGTAACCCAATGGATTAACTTCTGTTTGTAATGGTTTAGTACTATCTGGAGGTGTTGGGTTATAATTATTCTCACCTTTAGTTTCTCCTATAAACTTACTTGCTGCTAAATTTCCATCTTTAGCATCTAAATTAGGAGTATTCAAATTAAATGCTCCAGGTTGTTTATAATTTTTAGGCTTATTAACTCCCATAATACCATTATTTAAATTTAGTCTATTAGTAAAACTACTATCAATAATTGAACCTTCATCTTTAGGATTAATTGTAGTACCATCTACAACCCCCATATTAGTTCTAATTTTTCCTGACTCTAAAACATTATTTTTATCTTCTGTAGTTAATATGTTATTAAAACTAGTAGTAGATGCTAAAGGTCCAGGTTGGGTATAGTTAGAAAAATCATTAGCTTGATTAGTTAAGTTATTAATATTCTTCATCCATCCACCAGACCACATCTGATTACCTTG